CCTAAGTCCCAGCTTGTTACTACTTGTTTAGCCGGGTCATAAGGGACTTTCCCCACTCGGTCTTCTTCATAAGCAGTTTCAATCTCTTTAGCATAATACGCACCTCTAAGTGCAGCAGACCAAGAACACTCGTATTCTTGTTCAAATTCAGTCTCTGCCATATCTTGTTTCGCAAGTTCCAATTCCTCATCATCTAATATCCCTGTTTCACTCGCCTTGTATAAGAATCTAGCCCATCCCTTCTTCTCTGGTGCTGAGTGGTATAAATCATAAAAATCATTCTTTCCTTTAGGTGTACCAATAAATATGGCATAACCTTTTCTGTCTGACAGTGCTGGCCTTACTACCTCAGAAAACATCTTTGGATTCATCTGAGCAAATTCATCGAGCACAACCCCATCTAAATAAATTCCCCTGAGAGTGTCGTAATTGTCTGCCCCATAGAGCTGTATTCTAGCTCCCATGAAGTCAGCTCTCAATTCTGCTTCATTAAACTTAACATCTGGAAATACAGCACATAACCTTTTTAACTCATCCCAAGCAACTGTTTTAGCCTGCTTAAACAATGGTGCTATGTATGCATACCTTGGTGCTCTCTTGCCATCCTGCATACTTTCAACACAACTCTTAATAAGTTGGTTAATAGCAAACACAGTCTTACCAAATCGCCTATGACATACAACTACATTAAATCTATCTAAATTAGTGTGTAAATGTTTCTGTAATTCCCTAGGGGTATAGGGTATTACTATAGGTTTCCTCTCCTCTTGCATAAAGTTTAGTGCACCTTACTGTCTTTGTCCCTTAACATTTGATTAGCGTCTGCAATGTCGGTCTCATCCTTAGCCCATTGTATATCAAACTGTCTATCTTCTACAACAACATGGTGTTTCGGAGACCAGCCTGCTTGTGTCTTTAGCCAGAATGTAGTCATGCTAGGAGATTCTCCACTGACTGCCATTTCGTAAGCAACACCAGCAACTCTTGCTGTACGCTTCTCTTTACCTACTAATAAATTATGTGCAAAATATTTTGTTAGGGTGGCATTACTAACACCCATGATTTTAGCTATAGTATGCTGGTCTAATCCTATTGTAACCATCTCTTCAACTTTAGAATAGTCATCATTAGTAGGTTTATATGTCTGACCACGCTTAATTCTAGACTTTTTGCCACCTGCTTTCTTAGATTCTGCACTAAGTCCACCTGTTGGTCTGCCTTTTTTGCGTTCAATCTTTAATACAGCATCAGCAGGTACTATACCTTTAGCAGATGCCACTGCATATCTTAGCTCTTCCTCTAGTTCTTTCTCTATTTCCCTGATTTCATCCTCAGAGTCTGCTTTAATTGTGCCTTTATTTGCCATATGTAAGTATTATACCAGAATTCAAATATTGTTTATACTGTAACCTAGAATATTCTAGTGATTGTTGTATATATAAATTATATATAGTATAACATCACTAGCAGTCTAGGTATGTTTAAGCATTTAACCTAAAGTAAAACAATATTATACCATATGAGGTATAGTATACTAATTATATTTACCTGTGCCGAAATTCGTATCCCCGAATCCGGGCTGAAACTTATATACACTACCACTAAGTTGAAAAAATAATAATTTTACATGCAGCATGGTTCGGCTCTGGGGGATTTTTTTTGTTTTGGGTGGGGGCATACCTTGCTTTCTTGGCTTTTTCTTGGCTTTTTCCCCGTTAATAACTTGTGCATAACTTGTTAGTAACCCTGTGGATAACCTGTTGGTAACATGTGGATAACCCTGTTAATAACTTGTGGATAACTCTGTGGATAACTTCAAACATATATATGAATACATGCATACCTATTGATACATAGCAATTCATATGCATCTAAGTCAATCATCTATATGAATACATACGCATTAATTCATAGCAATCAATTCATAAGCATCAAATCATATATACCAATTTAATAATGAAAGTTTGACAGGTTTTATTGTTTGGAAAATCTCACGCAATTAAATGCGTGGAAAAACCCTTATAAATCAAGGCATTTCAAAATGATTTGACATAGTCTCAAAAACAAGGATAATAGGAACTATTCCAGATACATTGTTTCAAGTGGCATGGATAACCACTGCTAAGGCTTACACAGTAATTAGATACAGGCTTACACGCAATTAAATGCGTGAACAATTAGGAAAATTTACTGCATTATTACTGGCATAAGTTAGTATTAATGCCAGTATTAAGGCTTTGAATTTTCTTTATTTTTTATAAATAATGGAGAATAAAATGAAAGACTTAATACCAAATGATGTAGTAGAACTTAGCAAGAGTGAGATTAACGCAAGCATTAAAAAGAACGCTGAAAGCCTTGCAATTTACAACGCTGTTAAGGCTGTTGGAACTAAGAAAAAAACAATGCGTAACAAAGTTAGAACAACATTGTCAACGCTTAGTGCTGATGGTAAGAGCCTTGCAAAATTGCATGAAATTGAGTTAGTAATGAATGCTTTAAAAGTTAATAAGTTAATCGATGACATGAAGTCATTAAAATCATGCATAGAATGGGTTTTTAATGATTTAGTCAAGGATGATAGCCAGCCATTTTTTCAAAAAGAAAATAGGCAGTCTATGAAAAATGTTGAAATCAACACTTTACAGCCTTGTGTTATGTCAATTGTTGGAACTTCTAAAGGTGGCAATAAAAAGAAAAATGCCACTATTATTGAGACAGCAACCGATGACATTATTGTTAATTTAATCGCTGATGATAACAATGAATTCCAGCCTAAAAACAGGATTTTATTTGAAACATTCACAGCCCTTGATGATAACAATGAGTTAATTGTCACAGACAGTGAACTTGAATACACATTAAGTTTATTTGACAAATTTACTAAGGAACTCATAAAAGCAAGATTAGATAAACTTAATCAAGCCTTAATTGAGGAAACTGACGAAATTGTCAATGCTGAGTAATACTACAAGCCCTGCTGAAATATGCAGGGCTTTTTTTACGCTTGTTAAAAGTGAATAAATGAGTAAATACAGGGTTATTTATTGATTTATTTGTTTTTTTAAGCATTTTTAATGCATTTTTAAGCATTTTTCAGCAAAATCCACGCTTATTAGTGGGATAGGCTGAATTATAAGTTTATAGGCTGTGCGTTAGAGTGTGTGAGTAGTGAGGGATATACCAAACTGAAGGTATATATATCCTATGACCTGCAGAGGGGGGAGTAAGAAACGACTCTTACCCATCAAACACATGAGCAATCTATACAGACTGGCTGGACAGCAGCGAACTTTGCAAAGAGTCTGTATAGTAAGCCTACCAATTTGACAAGTGAGTTTTTATATGGATAATTGTATATAGAAATTCAAAACAACCCACGCAATTAAATGCGTGACAATATAAGGAGATGTAAGTATGACAAGTAAAAACAATTCGATGTATGACAACTGGAAAGAATATATGACTGATATGTATATTGATGACTATGATATGAAACTAGGTGAGCCTGTTTTGTATTATGTTGCTGATGATACTGGTCTAGTCATGTTGGATAATGTAGATTTTGAAACTGCACATAAATATGCCAGCAAAATTGAAGGCTGTGGTGCATACAGAAAAATATAGGAGATAGTATTATGTTGAGTAATTTGCTATTTGATTTCTTTGTGTTTATACTGGTGTTAGTGGGATTAAGTTGTGTCTTTGTTCCATTTTTCATGGATATGAATGACAAAATAAATGACAAGTTTATTGACAGTTAATGTAACAATGCCTTAAATGGTACAAGGTGGCAAATGCCCTGTTAATGTTTGACAGACAGGGAAATGGTCGGTTACACTGTCTCTCACAAGCCCCGAGCATGGCTAGGTGGAAGTCCTGTAAACTGCTCACTTGTAAGGTATTGTGTAAGTAATTGCACATTAAACATGACAGAAGATTGGGATATGGATTTGCTACGACCTTTCATGTGCCTTACATCTTATTAAAGGCACTAGGGTGAATATCCTAGTGAGGGTTCGAATCCCTCTACATGGTGCATGAGGAGAATTTCTCATGAGGGGGTTCGATTCCCCCTTTTACATTCAGTTGTAAACAGTATAGGCTATTGCTATTTACTCTAGAGGGCGATAGTCTATACTCTTTATAACTAAAGTGGAGGTTTGCCTATGCAAACAATTAAAATTGGTGAGTTTGAATACTCAAGAACTAAGATAAAGAATAATATTCTTAGAGTGTATGCTGATAGCCTAGAATCAGAGAAAAATGACTGGTATAGAGAGGCAAATCAGTGGGCAGTTGATGTTTCTAATTTTTTACTCAGTTTTAAGAGGTTAAATGTTAGTGTTAAGCAGGTATTAGGCATAACATCAGCACTTTCACCCCTTAAAGAGTGGGAAAAGAACAAGGAATTGACTGTTGATTTTATTCTTAGTGGCGATTGTGGTCATATGAAGAACAATAAAATCAAGGCTTGGAGAATATTACATCATTGTGAAACTGATGATGATATTCTTAAGGTTCTCAATGGGCCAAAGACATCAAGATTCTATATGAATATGATGTATTCCAATGATGCAACCAGTGTTACTGTTGATAGGCATGCAATTGCGATTGCGATAGGCAGGACTGCAACAGATGTAGAGCAGGTGTTAACAATTCCTAAGTATACTTTTATTGAGAATTGTTATAAAATAAGTGCTGATGTGTTGGGATTAACACCCTTACACCTTCAGTCTATAACATGGCAAGCGTGGAAACGCATGAAAGCCAGCAAATAAGGAGATGTATATATGTATAAATGTAATAAATGTTACCATGCTCCGGATGAGCGAGAGGGATGTTTTACTACTGATGTAACTAGATTCATCATGGAAAATATGCCACCTTGTTTGGATGGAACATGGCATGTATTTAAACCAGAGTTTAATTTAATTAATATAGGAGAAAATGAATGAGTTTTAGAGAACTTTTTGAGCAAGCAATTGCTAAACCTAGCATAGATGTTACTACTTTAAAGAAAGATGAGTGGTATATTATTGACATGATGGGATATAGCGTAAGAGCCAAGCTAATGAGCTCACCAAAGCAGGGCAAGGGATGGAAAAAAACTGTCATGATGGATGTGCGTGGCTCTGATGTGGGTATGTATGATGAGATGGGCAGTGTATATGTGTCCAACATTATAGAGCACTACCCCGGTGGTGCAGGTGGTTACTCTAGTGTATGACCTAGAAGAAAGGATAACCCGACAGATGATGAAGGGATGGGCTGCAACCTACGCTGAGGCTATTGATGCCTTGATGTGGGTTGCTAATGATGGATATGACCAAGAAGATTTGGTTGAGTCCATTGAAATATTTTATGATGAGGAGATGGGTAATGATTGAAGGCATCTATGAGAAAGAAGGTTATTACAATGGGATAAAAAATGTAATAATCACAGGGCTAGAGCATGGTTGGTTTAGACCTGAGGAAGCCAGTAGAGTAGCTAGATTTTATGGTCTAAGCAGGCATAATGTACTGGTCTATGATGAAATGGAATTGGGATACTACAGTGAACGCAGTGCTCATGAGATTGATGAGTTAATGGGTGCTGAAAGTACATACTACTCAGACGAGGAGGAGTAATGAAAAGTAGATTGTATAGGCTTACATCAGGCAGATATGTAACTGCTCGTGAGGTAATGGATGCTACTGGGCTGTCAAAGCCCGGTGCATACAGAAGATTAGCCATGAACAGGGATGATGAAGATGTTTTTGCTAAGTCTGGACTACATGTAGGCAGGAAAGGTATTAAAATAGATTGGGAAAGTGAGCCAGTCAAGGTAGTGATGGGAATACCTATTAATCCTGAGTATTTGGATGGGCAAATCAAGGGCTGTGCGTCTTATGATAGGGATGGTAACAAACTTACCTATACACAGAGAACTGCATTAGCTAGGTATAGGCGTAAACTAAGAAAGGAATGGCGTAACACTAGTGATTCTATAATGAATAGGAGTAGCTATAATGGCTGATGCATATTTAAAATTGTATGATGAGTGCAATAAAATTAGGACTGAACTTGACCAAGACTTAGAGGGTGTCAATGATGATAAAACATTAGAGGTATTCCTTGATAAAGTTGAGCGATTGAAAAGTAAATATAATAAATTAAAAGAGATGGAGGATAATGTATGGACATAACAATTTATGCAAGTGATGTAAGAAACTTCGATGAGGAAGTTGAAAAAAGTTTCAATGTTCAAGAGATGTATGGGCATGGTTTGTTTGATGATGATTACAGGCTTGATGCAAGTGACTATGATTATGCACTTGAACCTTATACATATTTAAGTATAATGGTAGATATGCAGGAGCAAATCCATGACCTGCGTAAGCAAGTAGAACTACAAAAGAAATGGATTAAAACAATGAAGGAGAAAGAAGAATGGAATGGTTCAATGTTAAAGTGAAGCTAACACAGGAGTCAGTCTTTACTGTAGATGTAGAGGCTCATAGCTGTGAGGATGCAGAGCAGATAGTTAAGGACAGTGTATGGGATGATGATTACACTGATGAGATAAGGTCAACGCTTGAGATTACTGATGAAGAGTATGATGCTGATGAGTGGTGTCGAGAGTGTGACAAGCCTATTGATTACTGTGAGTGTGATGAAGATGAATCCTAATAACAACATGAATGCTTACAAACAGGCATTACAAATCAACAGGGATTTGAAAAAAGAAAATGATAGGCTAAGGGATGTTATTAAAGAAGTAGATAACTTCCTTATAGGTTATAATGTAACCAACTCTGAAGAAGACAGAGAGATTGGTAGACTACAACAATTAATAGGAGATGTTTTATGAGCAAGATTGGTGAGTATGTAATATGGTGTCAAGAAGAGGGATATACCAATGAGCATGGTGAGGTAGACAGCATGGAATATGTTGATGAATACATGAAGACTCAGGAATATTTCAAAGAACATATAACTTATAGTAAATTTTTAGCAGATAATGAGGATACTGCTAAGAGTATACAATGAAAAGTATGTTATAATTAATACTTAGTATATATGCTAGGTATTCCTATGATGTTACTAGTAGTAATTATATATAGTATATATTCTAGGTGTACCTAGTTTAGTATCTCTAGATGTGTCACAGTTTTTCCTTCCATTTTTTCTGTGGCACTTCTAGTGGTATTAATACTGCTAATAAGAGCTACGCATTTAATTGCGTGGCATTGATGTTAACTATAAAGGAGATATATATGTCAGAAACAATGGCACTAACTGGTAAGGTTGTATTTAATCATGTAACTATACCCGACAACTTCAAGGGTTCAGAGAGATACGCTCTGACTATTGCGTTGGATAAGGCTGGTAAGAAGACTGCTGAGAAAGCAGGTCTTAAGACTAGTGAGTATGATGGTAATGTACAAATTACTAGTCGCAGAAAGGTAGACTTTGACCGACCTAAGATTTACAATAAAGACAAGTCGTTGGTTGATGTTGGACACCTGTCACTGTATGGAGATAAGGTGACTGTGGCTGTTAAGCAGGGTAAGGGAGACTTCAGCGAATACACCTATCTTGAGGCTATTCGTGTGGAAGAGAAGGCAGAAGGGGTGGAGGATTTTGACCCATCTGAATTCTAATTCTGACTAGGCTGTTAAACATGGGGCATCTTCGGATGCCCTTTATAATTTAAGTAAGGGAGAAAACATGGAAAATAAGTTACTCCGTAAGGAGCAGTGCCCCGATTGTGCTGAGTCCGGTGGTGATACAAGCAAGGATAACATGGCTGTCTACTCAGATGGACAGACACATTGCTTTGCATGTAACAAGCATGGATTTGTAGAGCACAAGGAAAAGGTACAGGTGGTTGAGAATAACACCAAGAAAGATTGGATGGTTGATTACCATAGAGGTGATTACTATGCACTGCCTGATAGAAAGATAAGAGCCGAGACACTTGAGAAGTATAAGGTCAAGGCAGAGAAAGATGGCAAGGGCAACATCATCAAGCACCATTATCCTAATCATAATAAGAAGGGTGAGATGGTGGGTATAAAGACTAGGATTGTAGCCAACAAGAGTTTCTTTGGTGGTGGAAAGACTAGTGCAGTCAATCAGTTGTTCGGTCAAAGTTTGTTCAGAGCAGGTGGTAAGTTTGTTACTGTATGTGAGGGTGAGTTAGATGCGATGGCTACCTATGAGATGTTTGGTTCTAAGTGGCCTGCTGTTAGTGTAATCAATGGTGCTAATTGTATTGATAACATTAAGTCTAACTTGGAATGGTTGGACTCATTTGAGACTGTAGTATTGTGCTTTGATAGTGATGAGGCAGGAAGAAAAGCTGCGAAACTAGTAGCACCTATACTTGGCCCTAACAAATGTAAGATACTGACACTAGCCAAGCATAAGGATGCAGGTGATTACCTATCTAAAGGTGATGGTAAATTATTCTATGATGAGTGGTGGAATGATGCCAAGCCATACACTGTGAGTGGTGTTGCCACTGTCGAGGATATGCGTAATGCCATGATGAGTTACAGGGATACAGAACTAATACCTCTGCCCGATTCGTTTGGTAATCTCAATGAGATGATGCGAGGTGGTGTAGCTAGAGGTGAGTTAGTAAGTATCATTGCACACACCAGTATAGGTAAGACCACTATACTTAATGAACTAATCTACCACTTTGCTTTCAATACGAAAGAGAAGATAGGTTGTTTCATGGTCGAGGATAATATTGATGAGACCATTAGAAAGGTGGTGAGTGTACACACTGGTGAGAACATGCAGTTGACTAAGCCTAATGATTTAGATGTTGATAACATAATGGACAACGCTATTGACATAGGGTTTGGTTCTCAGATACAACTACATAATGATGGTGGTGGTAGTATAGACTTGGAAGAAATGTTTGCTAAGATTAGATACTTTATTAAAGGAGTGGGTTGTTCTGTTATACTTGTTGACCCATTACATACTGCTATTAAGAATCTAAGCAATGAGAATATTGAGGAAGTTATGGATAGGTTTATTAAACTGTGCAAGGAGACAAAGGCTACAGTGATACTGTCTACCCATACTAGAAAGCCAGATGATGGCTCGCACCCTCATAAGATTAGTGAGTATGATGTCAAGGGTAGTGGTGCTATACCTCAGGCATGTCATACAAACATACTGTTCTCAAGAGACAAGTTAGCAGAGGATGAGTACACTAAGAACTCTACCAGAATAAGAGTACCTAAGATGAGAAGAACTGGACAGACTGGTGAAGCAGGATGGGCATTCTTTAATGGTATAACAGGTAGACTAGAGAAAGGACATAATCCTATAGCCGAGGGAGGTGGCGATGCAGACTTTTAGTTGTGACATAGAGACAGATGGACTCGACCCCAGTGTTGTATGGTGTATAGCTGTACAGAATGTAGACTCGGGACAGGTCATTACCTTTTCAGGTACTACCCTTGGTTTGTTTAAGCCTTGGATGGCATCAGAGGTAGACTGTCTCGTGTTTCATAATGGCATTGGTTTCGATGTTCCAGTCCTGACTCGCTTGTGTGACATAGACTTCAGTGATGTCCTAATCATGGACACATTGGTGATGAGTCAGTTAGATGAGCCACGCAGAGATGGTGGTCACTCACTAGCTAGTTGGGGTGAGCGTCTAGGTTTTGACAAGGGAGACCATGAAGACTGGTCTAAGTTTAGTGAAGAGATGTTGACTTATTGTATAAGAGACACTGAGATTACAACCAAGTTATATAGACACCTCAACCTAAAGCAACTTAGTCAAGATGCACTGGAACTTGAGTATGCTACAAAGAAACACTGCACACAACAGGAGGTCAATGGCTGGTGCTTTGACTTACATGGTGCAATACTATTGTTACAGGATATTAATGAAGACTTGCGTAATCTAGAAGATGAAGTACATAAAACATTCACACCACTGGCTGTATGGAAAAGCAAGACACCAGTCAAGAACAGATGGAAGAAAGGTGGTGGTCGCACCATGGCATACCAAGCAGAGGTAGACCTTGAGTGTCATACCAATGATGATGATGACTATGGTTACTGGTACTACCCCGAGTTTAATCTAGGCAGTAGACAGCAAGTAGGAAGATACCTTATACACTATGGATGGAAACCTACTGAGTTTACTGCAACTGGATTACCTAAGGTAGATGAGGGTACACTAAAGGATGTTGAAATACCTGAGGCTAAGATGATAGCTAAGTATTTGATGTTACAGAAGAGACAAGGACAGGTGAGCAGTTGGATAGATGTGTACAATCACAAGACAGGAAGGATACACAGCAGAGTACATACTATGGGCACTGTCACACACCGAATGTCTAGTAGCAATCCTAACTTACAGCAGGTAACTGCAAGTAACAAGGAGTATGGACAGGAGATGCGTGGTTTGTTTACTGTGCCTGATGGTAAGGTAATTGTAGGTGCTGACCTTAGTGGACTGGAGTTGAGATGCCTCGCCCACTACATGAAAGATGACAACTATACAGAAGAGATACTAAGTGGTGACATACATACAGCAAATCAAAAAGCTGCTGGTCTTGCCACTCGTGATGAGTCTAAGCGATTCATCTATGCCTACCTCTATGGTGGAGGTGACTTCTTGATAGGTAACATATGTGGTGGTGGTAGAGATTTAGGTAAGAAAGTTAAGGAACAATTCTTATCTAACACACCTGCTCTT